TACTTCAAATGGTTGTACTCGAACGACTACGCCGCCGAACCGAACATGTCCGAAGGCTTAGGCGTCAAGATCAAGCGTAAGGGCAGCCGGGACTCTTACAGCGCGGACGATCTGGCACGGATGTTTACCTTGCCAGCCTTCACGGGCTGCGCAGCGTCGGACGATGACCGCGCCCCCGGTGATCTGCGCCTGACAGACTGGCGCTTTTGGATACCAACCATCTGCCTATACACGGGCGCACGTCTTGGCGAAATCGCGCAACTGCGCTGCAAAGACATCCGGCAGGTTGGCGGTCACTGGGCTTTCCATATCACGGACGAAGGGGAAGGCATGACGGCCAAGACTGCGGGCAGCGTGCGCGTGTTGCCAGTGCATCCGGAATTGCTGCGATTGGGTTTGCTGGCATACCGCGACAGCAAGGCACGGGCGGGTCGCTTATTTCCTGAAATCGAACCAGACGATAACGGCCGCATTTCGCGACCTGTAACCGAATGGTGGAACCCCTACCTGAAACGCGCGGGTATCGTCGCCGGCAACAGTTACAGATTCCGGCATACCTTCACAGACGCATTGCGCAGTGCTGGATACCTGGACAGTGAAATCTCGGCACTACTTGGACACAAAAAAGGCAGCACTACAGAGGGCTATGGAAACCTGCCACAAGTCACCGTGAACAGGCGTGCGGAAATGGTCGCCAGCATCAAGTACCCCTTGAAGCTAACGCCACCCGTGCCGGTGTAGTGCTACGCCGTCATTGTTAATAAAACTGCCCCGGTTCGTCGGTTCCACCTGACTAAGTGACGTCGGCACGGCCTGACGTCCGTCGGTTCGGGCCGGACTAGCGGGGCTTGGACAGACTAACCGGGTAGCGGCATCGGCCTGCGTCGGTGTAGCGCGCTGGCGCTTGTAGGCCGATGCCGCCACGCGCCGGACTGGTATGTTTCCATAAGCAGGCCACCGACAGGCACGGGCGACAGCGAGCCAAACCACTCCGACGGCTTCGCCCCTTGCTTGCGTGCGGCACGCGAGAGCCCTGCTGCCATGTCGTCAGATATGCCGGCCGATTCGATGATCTGCGGCCAAGTTAGCAACGTGTCGGAGGGCATAGCAAAGCGCACAAGCTGAAACCTAACCATTTCCGGGAATGTCAGGGAGCGTGTGGAACCGTTCGGCAGGCGAAGCGCTTTGTTAGCTGTTTGCTCCCATGTCTTATTACTGGAAAACCAAACTACAGGTTTTTCGCTATCTGGAACATTCGCGGTTGCCGGTATGATCGAACCGCTGTTGATAATTTGAACTGCGCAGTCGCGGGTGGTGTAGTGATAAACGATCATGCCGACAGCTCATTATTCATTAACTCTTCAAGCTCTTTCCATGCTGCGGTTTCCGCGGCATCTATTTCATCTTGTGTGGCGCCGGACTTAACTAGCTTTTTAATTTTTTTGCTTAGTGAAATGGTGCGATTGGCCAGCTTAAGAGAAATATCAAATTTCGCTTCCATAATGTTGTGATTCCTTTGTCTAGTGGCTTGGTTGGTTACCTCATGGTTCCGGGCTGTGTTGGCTCGTGGTAGGTAATGATTGTCGTGGTCTTTGATAAAGGTCAAGGAATTTCTTTAGGCAGTTATTTTTTAGGGAGTGTTTAGGAAGTTTCTAGGAGTTTGCTAGAAAAGTTTTGGCAATTAGTCTCGGCTGTTGGTTACGTTTCTAATTCTTTGCTTTAGCTTTTGATCTTTCACTAACCATTCCAGAAGTGAGGGATACAGAAGCCCTTACCCAGCTAGACACAGCTAGGGTCATAGGGGCCACCTTCACAACTGAAACGGCAGTGCCATTCCTGAAGTAAACGTCTGGATTCAACGCGGGCATATTTGTTGGGTCACAGCCGAATCACAGTCCGGGCCAGCTGCTTAGCATCACCTTGCACGCCCCCGCGTAGCCTTTCAGCTCGTCGCGGCGCTTCCCGTTATGCAAGGAACCTCATTTGCGGGTTCTACAGTCGCCCCAATCAGTTTTATCCGAACAGGCGAAGGGATCAGTTGCAGCCATGTCGGCTGACACGCTCTAGACGAGCGTCACGCGTGATCTAAGGGGGTTGGGAAGGCTGGGGCAGGGGGACGATGCTGGATGATCGTCTGTGGCCTAGTGTTGGCGTCCGTATTCGCCGGGGTGTTCGATGGTCACGATCCGGGGTGTTCGCGGACGGGTGCGAAGCCGACGGCTGGCAGCGCACGAGATCAGGATAAGGCGAAAGTTGGGACTGTCAACAGAAAGTTTTCTAGGTCGGGTGGTTCGTATACGGATGACTATATGACTTGGGTAGCGTTAGACTGAAAGTTCACTCAGAGGAGGGAGTCACACATGTTTAGCTTCACCTATACCCGGGGACAGTGGACTGATGGCAGCGGCCTTCCCGAACAGGCTGACGACGAGGAATTTTCCACCTACCTGCGTCGAATCGGGTACTCCGCATCTAGGCTTTGTGTTGGGTCTGAGGACGGGCCTAGCGTTGAGTTATACGAGTCATCCGATCGCGGTTCGTTCTACGCAAATGTGGTTCCAATGGGCAGTACTTGCTTCGAAGTTTTTCTTCCAGACTTTCCGAGCTTAATGCTCTTCATGAAGGAATTCGGGCCAGCATTTTCATTGCTCAATACCGAAACCCAGCAGCAAGAAATCCTTAGTTTGCTGGAAAAATTGTTTCGCGTTTACCACGGGCACGCTGCGTATGAGCTATGCAAGCAATGTGACCCCAAAGGCTGGGAAGCGAACTTGAAACGCCGCGAAGAGTGGGCGACGAATAAAAGTGACAGTTGAGACAATCTCCGAGACTCTTTTCAAACAGCACTGCGCCGAGCGTGGCGTTCTCTGCCGCCGCATTCCGGAGGATGGGCGAAAGGTCGCAGACTTTGAACTCGAACTCAGTTGCGGACTGGCCGTCGTTGAAATCAAGCAGCTAGATCCAAACGAGAGCGATCGCGCACGTGAAGCTTTGCCGCCCGGCAAACTGGCTGGCGCCGGATACGCCCCTGCAGGTCGCGTTCGGAACATCCTTGGCAGCGCCTATCGCCAGATCAAGCCATACGCAGCTGCCGGGCAACCTGGCATCGTTGTTTGTTACAACAATGCTGGTGGCATCAACCACATCGACAACTTCACTATTACGCGTGCGATGTTCGGCGGCATGGCTGTTTACTTAGGTCTTGGTCAAGACGGAATCATTCATCAAACTGGTCAAGGATTCACGGACAATCGCAGGGTCACCCGAAATACTTGCCGTGGCCTGAGCGCTGTTTGTGTGTTGTCCACCCCATCGCGTGACTCGACAAAGCTAGTTGTCTACCACAACCCGTATGCTTCACACCCGTTGCCGCCTTCTGCGTTGCGCACTTTGGCAGAAGCGCAGTTTGGTTACGACGATCCCCATGGCGCGAACCCGCAATTTCTAGCTCACGAGCTAGAGGTATAAAGCGGCGTTTCTAGCATCGCCTACAGCATCGCGAATGGGGATGTAGCCTGCGGGGTGCGGAACGGCTTGTAGCGCGTTCTAGAAGGGGTTGGTAAGGGGAGCCGTAGCGGATTCCGGAGAGGGATATTGCAGCAACTAGCATGCCATGCGAAATGAGGTCGGCCACCCCAGCCGTAACATGCGCAAACAAAAAGCCCGCACATGGCGGGCTTCGTTGAACTCAGTTTGCAGTGTTGACTTACGCGCGCGCAATCACTCGGCTAACGCCTGCCGGTGTCCAGTTCAAAAGGCCACGCCGGGTCTTGATGCCGCGCGCGTTCAATGCTGCTGCAATGTCCCGCAAGGTAACGCACCCCGCCGCCTGAACCTGCCGGATCACGGGGGCAACGTTGTCGGCAAACTGGTCTGCCTTCGCCTTCCTAGCCGCGTCTGCCGCGTCCCGCGCCTGCGTAAGGTTGGGGTTGCCTAGCTTCACACCCCGGCGCTTAGCTTCAGCCAGTGCAACGCGTGTGCGCTCGCCGATCATCCGGCGTTCTTCCTGCGCGACAGCTGCAAGGATGTTGATGGTCAGTTCGTTAGCGCTGGGGTTGTCGGCGGCGACGAACCGCACGCCGGAATCCATCAAGCGGGATACGAAGGAAACCTTACGGCTTAGGCGGTCAAGCTTGGCAATGACGAGGGTAGCGCGGGCTTTCTTGGCGTGTTCAATGGCCCGCTGCAGCTCCGGGCGGTTGTCATCCTTGCCTGATTCAACGTCTTTGTATTCGGCCAGCAATTCCCATGCGCCGCCGTTTAGGTAGTCTTGAACGGCTTTCTTCTGTGCGGACAAGCCTAGCCCGGAATCGCCTTGCCGCTTGGTTGAAACGCGGTAATAAGCGATGAAGTTGCCGTCCATGTTCGTCCCCTTGAATTTGTATCGTTAGTATACCACCGTTTAGTAACGAAACAAATCATTTGGAACGGCCTAGATCACCAAAAAAACGCACTACTTTGGGGCGTTATCAGGATGCAGTCTGACTCAAGACGGATTGCCCGCGATTGAAATCACTTGCGCGAACATCGCGTGACTTTTTCGCCATGCCTAGGGCTGTCAATGCAGCCCGTAGCGAGGTAAAGTTACGTCGGATTTTCTCGGCGGCTACATTTTCCCCTTGCAATATGGCTTGCGTGTCAAGCTCAATAAGGGTTTGAAATATCGCTGCAGCCCTTAGCAGGGCCACCTCTGCCGCTGTGGGGTCATGGCCTAGCTGTTCGGTCAAGTCCCGCAACACGCCCCGGAACAAGCGCGCTTCACGAGTGCGCTTGTCGATGTTCGGCAGCGTGAATTCATTTAGAGGGGTGATATTGCTGTTGTTCATATTCTTCCTAGAAATCATTGGAGCGGGCTTAGCGCGTGTTCGCCGTTGTTACTTATCAGTCATTCGGGATTTCCGGATTAGTCGGCCCGTATCGCTAATCAGTTTTGATTTAAAGCCTTCACGGATCATCTTCCCAACTCTCTCCCGTAGGCTTTCAGCGTCCCATCCGGCAATATCGCAAGCGCTGCAGAAGTTTGGGCTGTTCAATATCCACTGCCTTGCGTCGCGCATTGCCTGCGAACCATTCGGGACATGTCCTAGGGCGTCACCTACCGCAACAACAATCACCATCTGAAACAGCCGTTGTTCTGGGGTTGCGTCTGGGGCTTCGCTTGGTTCTTCTGCCGCAAGGTTGCCGTATTCGAAATCAGACATTGCTGCGCCTAAGTACCACGTGACAACGGCAGTTGCGTTCGGCCGGCGGGAAGAGGACTGAATAGCCTAGGGTCGTCTTAAAGGATTCCGTAAGCGGGACGCCTTTGGCATTCAGCGATTCGATCAGGCTATGTGCATGCCTAACCCTTTCATCGTGCATCGTTACCCAAAATTTCCGGGTGTCTTGATGGATGAGGCCGATTCGTTGGGCTGCGATGTTGGTCACGTCTTGAGCAAGGTTAAGCAGTGTTGCGGCGTTGAACTCTGCAAGCGGATAGATGCGGTGTTTTTGCAGCTTCTGGGCCAGTTGGGCGGCGAAGGATTGCGCCGCTCTGTCAGTGATTACGCCGTGGCTGTTCGTGGGGATTCTGCGCAGTGGTGCGCCGATCAACGCCGGGAGTTTGGCCGTGATCGTTGCGGTGAACTTGGCGCGCTCCTGTTCGGTAGCGGCTTTGCTGTGGGCGGTGCGCAATGTGTCTAGTGCACGGTTGACGCCGAAATAGTAGGTGGTCTGTTTCGCGGTCATGCCGATGACGGCAATAAGGTCGGCGGCGGTGAACCGGAAGGCGTGATCTTTCTGGATGATGGACACGGCCTGTTTGAAGCCATCTAGCGTGTCCGCGTCGATCTGGCGACGGGCTTCGTTGAGGGCTTCGGTAAGGGCGTCGTCTAGCTCTTGTGCGGCCTGCTGGGCTTCGTCCGTGGTTGCGTCGAGATCTCGCAAGATCCGGGACGTCACGAAGCCATAGGCGGGGACTAGGACGGTCGCCAGTGCGTAGGCGATGGCAGCGGCTAACACGGGCCATTCGCTGCCGTCATCGGACATACCTGCGGCACGATAAATTAGGGTGGTGTCGCCGGTCAGGATGGCGTGCGAGAGCTTGCTTGCGTCTATGTCTGCGGCGATGGTCGCGAACGCCTTTTGTAGCTGTTCGATAAGCTCCGGCGTGGCTCCGTCTATCGCTTGAATTACAGGGTCTTTCATCGTTCTAACTCGATATTAGTTGCGCTGTAGCGGGGTTGATTGCGGGGGTCAGTCGGGGTGCAACTCAGGTGTTGTTGACGGGTAATTCCGGTCAACACGGGTTCAACCTGGCGGTGTTGATTCCGTGATTGAGGAAGGGCGCTAGCAGGGTGCGAACCATCGCTGGGAGTGCATCGGCCATTGCTGGTGCGTACTCAATTTCAAGGTCACCGACACGCTTACGGGTGACGTTCTGCGCGTGCGCTGTCGGGGTGCTAGTAAGCAGACTGCAAGCCCACTCTGCGCACGCCTGTTGCACGACTTCCGGGACTTCGTTTGATGGGTAGCATCGGCCCTCGTCGTCCACTACGCCGCGCCTAGGCCACGCCTGCGGCTGCGTAGACGATGCCAAGACACCCCGGAAGCTTTGGGCGTCAATGAGGGCTGTTGCACGACGCAATGCGGCTGCTTGATTGTCAGCCGTGGCGAGGTTCCAAGCGCTCGCGTTGAGTTGCAAGGCTAGATATTCGGAAGCCTGCGCGGGGGTTATATAGCTATCAGTCACAGATACACCTTTGTATAAATTTCGCCGCTGTCGTCGGGGGAACCATCAACGGCCAGAATCGCGGCGTTAGTCGTTCCATCCGGGAGGGTGAAGCGGTCGTCTAAGTCGATGGTCACTGCATCGCGGAACCACACCTGCGCGCGGCTAACTGCAACGTCGCCGAATTTGCCGACGACAGAACGCTGTCTGCGAATGACACGTGCAACACGTGCAACGGCAGGGCCATAGGCCGGGCTGCCTTGCAGGTCGTAGCCGATGGCCGGTTCATGCAAAACCGAATCGGTAAACAGATTGGAAAGTTCGGCGCGCATTGCTCGTTCGCTTTTTGGATGGGTGCTAGTCGCCGGGCACTACTCCGCACTAGCTTTCCGTTGCTTTCTGGAGACAGTGCAACGGACAAAACTGCCGCGCTATCACTCGCCGCCGTTGCTGAAGCGGCGGCGAACCCTTAGCGCAGGGAAGGCGGTTAAGCCGGTTTCAGCACGCCGGACAGGCGCGCAGCGGATCGCGGATGGCGAACAACCACGCCGGAATACCATTCAATACGGGTACGCAGTGCGGGCTTAGCTTCGATCTCGCCGAGGTCGCGGGCGCTTACCGGGGCGGTTTGGATGCCGTGGAACGAATCCGCACCAAAGCGCACCGCGTAAATCGAGCTGGTGACGTTGCTGGAACCCTGCGATTCATCGAAGCTAAGAACGGGGCTGCCGTCCGCGCCGTCATCAACAATGCCAATCGGCACGCCGGCATAAACAGCGATCTGGCGGCCGAAGTCGTCAACCTGCCATTGCAGGTTGGAAGTCCCACGCGCTAGCGTGGTCAGCTTGCGGCGCAGCGCTTTGTTCATAAGCAACAGGGTCGGTTCACCCGAAACCGCATCAACAAGCGAATCAACCATATCGAGGGTCAGCTGTGCGCCATTGGTGCCAGCTGCAATAACTTGGTTGCCGGTCAGGCGGCGGTTCAAGCCGTCAAACTCTTTCGCGTTGACGCTGTTGTCACCGTGGAAGAACGTATCCAGCCACGCCAGCGAGAGGGCTTTAGCCTTCATGGCGTCATGGACGGCGCGGGTCTGGTTGTCGCCGGTCTGCATGGCGATCTGGGCAACGTCGTAGTCACTGTCACCGCCGAGGATGCGCAGCGCTTCGGTCTGCGGCAGGATTACGCCGGTCGATTCCACGTAGCCTTCATTGAAGTCACGGAACGCAACGCCCGGCAGGGTCTGCTCAAGGTTGTATCGGTAGCTGTTACCGGCGATGTTCTGGAACGGCATCGCGGCTAGCACGGGATTTTCACGGGCAAAGACTTCAACCACGCCAGCCTGCAGCGGGTCGGGGTTCAACTTAGCCCATTCGGTAATGCTCAACATGTCTTTCAATTTCCTTTACTTTGAATAGCCCGCTGCAATGCGGGCGATGGGGGAGAGTCCCGCCGTGTCGATCACGGGCGGGGTGTTACTGGGTCGGCGTGCATCCGTCGCCGGAACGGTCGTGGCGAACGAAGCGCCGGACTCTGCCGCCTTGCGCAACCACTTCACTTGCTCAATCAGCGGCAGGGATTCAGGAATAAGGCGTGCGAGGTGCGGGGGGGCGTTCTTGATCTCTGCCGTAAGCAGGTCGTTGAACACGGCTTGTTCGCGCTCAAGTTCGGCTTTCAACTCGGCGCGGATGGACTCGCGCAACTGTTCCGCGCTCGCGGCTTCGTCGGTGCTGGCCGGGGTGTTTTCGGTGTTCGTTTCAGTGGTCATTCTTCTGTTTCCAGTTAGATAGGCAGGGTGATTTCTTGCGTCTCGTCTTTGCGGCGCATGAGTTCTTGGAAGGCTTCCGCGCGGGTGGCGAAGCCGTCCGGGTTCGTTGCCATGAGGGCATCAACAGGCGACCAAATGCCTAGCTCTTGCTTGGTCTTTGCGTTGGCCAGCGTCTCGGCTTCGGTGGCGTCGTCGCGCTCTTCCGCGAAATCCACGCGGAGGGTTGCGCCTTCCGGAATGGTTCCGGGCGCATGGGCGTTCACTACGGCCTTCAACGCTTCAAAAAGACGGGCTTCTGCGACGCGCGCTAGGGCAATGTCGTCGCTGCGGGCTTCACGCAAGTCAATGCGCGCTGCGGCTTGTGCTGAGCCGCTAATTGCCGATTTAGACAGGTCGAAAATGTCACTACCGACAGCATTCGTTGCTGCCGTCTGGCGCATCAAAAATTCAATTGCTTCCAGAATGTCCGAGATGGGACTGTTCGGTGCGGCATAGTTGAAGCTGCCACCTTGCGGCAGCAGAATCGCGCGGTTCGGGCCAACATCGAGGCGGGTCGTTGAACTGACACCAGTTGCGACGGCCTGCCCGTGGGCTTGCGTTTCAACACTGCGCCAGAGGTTTGCAAGAGCAACGTTGATTGCCTGTTGCGCTTCGATCAGGTCGTTACCGCCCGGAAGGAAAAAGTCGGAGTCGGGCAGCGCATCGAACAGCGGAACAAACGGCAAGATGCCGTAAGGGTTCGCATTGTCGGGGTTGTCTGCGCTGCGTATCGGATTGCCGCGCGAGTCGCGCAACGTGTAGCCCGATGCCGTCCAATCTGAATACGTCACCGCTTCGGGGCTTCCCGCCGTATGGGTGACGATGACGCGGCTGGGGTGGTCGGGTTCGGTTGCCTCTACGTCCAAAATCACGGGCGTATGCAGATACAGGGTCGGCCTTCCATCCACCCATGCAACGCGCAGCGCAGTAGTTTTCAACAGCTTCGTGTATCGGTTCGCCCGCTTGAGTACGCCGTCAGCGTTGATTGACCGATACAGCTCCTCACCTATCGTTTGATCCCAGCCTATGAACATGCGCTTAGGTGCAACGCGGTAAGTCGTTGCGCGCTTATCCACCACGCGCTTAACGATGTTGACCTGGAACAACCGGAACGTGTTGGAGTCGGTGAAGCGCTGGGCAATCAAGCGAAGCGTGTCGTCGCTTTGTTGATCGTTGTAATAGGCCATACGCTTAGCGGCGTCCGCCTTGCGGCTACCGGAGCCTTGCACCAGTTTCAGGAACTGGTTCTCTTCGCTGCGGGTGCGGAATGGAAGTTTGATAGCCATCGTTTACCGGGGGAGGGTATGAGCGCCGACGTTCGTCACGCGCGTTGAAATGAATTCGTCGAGAGGCAATGGCGTCATCGGTCGGCGTGACAGGTAGCTGGTATGCAAACGCATTGCTTCGCGCATAGATCGGCACTGGTCTGCGCAGCCGAACGGAATTAGCGAGCCGCCGTTAAGCGCGCACTGTGAAACAGCGGGGTTGCTGCCGTAGCAGTGAATCCCGTCGATTTCGTAGGGGTTTAGGGCTGTGTCGCGGAGTGAGTGAACCGCCCACGCCATCGCGTGCAAGTGGTCATCGTGGGCGCCGCGCGCGTGCTGGAAGCGGGGAAGGGTGGTTTCCGCGCTGCCATCGTTTGCCCGTTTGCCGTCAAAACTGACTTCAAACGTAGCCATTTCAGCTAGCAGCGCCCTGAACCGCGGGCTGATATGCAAGCGGCCTTCACTGGCGATGCCGTAAAGCGTGGTGAACAAGCCAGCTTTAATGCTGCGGGTCGGGTGGACGGTTTCCGTGTTGTCGCCGAAGGGCTGCTGCAAAGCCCAATCGCGCACGTCCTGGGCGTTGTATTGCTCCACGATAAGATGGCTCATGCCAGCTTCGCGGGCATACTTGGTTAGGTTCGTTCGGATGCCGCCTAAGCGGGAAAACGCAACCTCATCTGAAGCCAGCACGTAAAAGTGTTCGTCTTCATCGCGGACAACCTTCAACACGCAAGCGGTCACGGTTGCGTCACCATGACGGGAACCACCGAAGGCGCGATCTACGCCACCGCCTGTCACGTATGCAGCGCCACCCGTTAGCGTTTTTACGTCTAGCGGATAGTCTTCGGTGCAGTTAGCAATCAGGTCAGCCGGGAACAGTCCGCTAGATGCGTCGCCCCATCGGTTTAGGTGCATCAATGCGAACTGCTGCGGCAGCATGGTCGCGGCCAGCTGGCGCAGCTTCCGTGGGTCGATCCACTTGGGCGACTTCGCTAGGGCTTCTTCAATGTCGCGATATTGGATGTGCGCGAAATAGACGCCGGAGGCTTCATCTTTAGCGGTGTTGTAGAGCGCAAACAGTGGCGAGCTATTCGGGCCGACAGTCGAATCAATGACGAGCAAGGAGCCTTCGCTATCCAGCAAGGAGCCTTGCAGGGCTTCAAGTACGCTGTCAGACGTGGCGGCGTGCAGCTCGCTAACCTGCGCAAAGGTGATCTTCCGCCCCCAAAGCGCGGACGGGTTAGACGTATAGGCTTGGATGACGCTAGACAGCTCCGGCGCTTCGATACGATCCGCGCCAATCTTGACTTCGCCCCTATCGGTCAGCCCCTTTAAGAACGGGGTCTGTCGAAAGGCATCAAGCAACGACTTGAAGGCAGTGTCTACGGCCTGCTTTTCGCTGTTTGCAACGATGGCGATAGATTCGCTAGGCCGGGTGATGAATCGCCACAAGCCAATCATTACGGCGGCAATCGTCTTGCCGTGGCGACGGGGCCAGCAAAAAACCACGCTTGAATAATTGCCGTCTAGCGCTTTGGCGATGGCATCGCGAACTTCGCCGGTCGGGTCATACGGCACGAAGCCGCCGTTACCGTCGCGCACGCGTGGCTGAACGTCGGCAAGGAACTGGAAAAAGCCTTTGCTACCGTTACGCCACTTTCGCGGGTCAATTGCTGCAGCCTTGCTCACGGGTGTTTAATCCCGTGTGGCGTGGAGCTGGCAGTAATGGCGAAGCGGTGCGGCAATTTCTATCCAATCAGTTAAAGTGATTGGATGAAAGTTTAATGGGCGTGTATTTTCCGCTCTACTATGGGTTTTTCATGTTTCGCCTTATACAAAGGCTTTGAATCGCCTTATATGTAGAGGCTTGAAAAATAGTCAGTGGTGACTTATTTTTGTCCGTATCCATATTTTATATCAATAATTCACAACGTCAAACAGACTTCCGCTTTCTGGCTAAAGACCATAATCTTCAAGCCCCAACAGCAAGGAGAAGCCAGACATGACGACGACTGAATACCAAAGCCAAAGCGTAGCTAAGCCCCTCACGTTTGAGGCCACCTGCGAAATGCTGGAACGGATGGCCGGTTCCGGGCTGCATCGTGAGCGGGTCGGCGGGATGGAGCTGGTAACGGGGCGGATCGGCGACCACGAACCCATCACCCTTTGCATCGACGGCGCTACGGGGCAGGGTGTGCGGGTCTGCTAGCCGCGCGCCGGGTTCACAGGTAGACCTAAGGCCACGCTTAGACGTGGCCTTTGCGTTGGCGGTCGAACCGAACAGAAGCCTTAGGCTGCTCCCTCATTTCCCCAGCTCTTGGGCGGAACATGGGTAGGCGGAACGTGCTGCTGCCAAAATTGTATTTTTGACGGATCTCGAACGCGTGCTGATTTCATTGCGTTTGTTTCGCATACGTAATCCATCCATTCGTCAATCCGATCTATGGAGTTTCCGATAAAAAGAATAAGGCCACTTTCAATAGTTCGTATGTCGCGCACGCCCCCTTGGAAGCCGCTAGTTACGTCGATTAGCGTCACACCTAGTCGCGTGATCGCTTCGGGCAAAGATGGTTCTAAGTCCCTTACTGTCTGCGGGATCGAAAGAAGTTTCGGGATTCCGTGAAATAAATAGTTTGGCTTGGCGCCCCATGCTTGCGCTAGGAATTCACGCGCAGAAGGAAGCTTAGGGCCGAACGTTACCCTTGAATAAAACACCCCGCTGCAGTGATCCCGTAATGACAGAATAACCATATGCCGGCGTTTCGCATTTGGAACCTCCTGCAGAGGAACCTCAAAGGGTTTTTTCTGGTATTTCAAAATTCCATCGTTGGAAGCGTAATAGTGCTTCGATGCTGAAATTACGAGCTGATGTGCATGATTCGGGTGATCGCTTCGATATGACAGCACGCGCACGTCTCCCCTGTTCGTCCAGTTGGCTTTAGTTTGCCGCATCCTTCGACGTGATCGCGCCGGTGCTACGGCATGCCGTCACGTAGCAGTGTTCCAAACGTAACACAGTGCATGTATAACACATTGATATATAGGAAAATTAAATTCATTCATGGGGTTCGAATCCCTCTCTCTCCGCCAGATACGCAAAGCGCCCCGCAAGGGGCGTTTTGCGTATCTGGCGGAGAGAGGTGGTGGACGAACCCTTACGGTTCGACAAAATTGTCCGGAACAATTT